TCCTTTAGTTAGAACTGAAGTCTTTGGTCAATTCGTTCCTATCATTGGTACGAACTCTGTTATTGACCTAGAGTTGCGAAATTCTAACTTAGCAGGGTTTAGGCTTAAACAAACAAGCGCTACTACCGATACATTTGCTTTTGGTAAGCTGGAACTTCAATACTATGTTAATGATGCAGACACAACCGGAACTTCTGTATGGCAATATTCTCCTGGTACGGCAACTGGAGCTCACACATTTTATTCTGGCTCTCCGCCAAGTAGCAATAGCCTTATCCTTACTTTAAATAATACAGCAGCGATATTTGCAAAGCCTATTTATGGAAGACGCGTGACAGGGCTCATGTATTTTTCATCTAATGCGACTGCGACAACCACAATGGTTGCCAACACATGGATGAAGGTACTGGGCACTACTTTCTTAGCTGCTACTGGCAGTGAAATTACGATGCCTTCAAACAATAGGTTAACATTTACAAGCTCTGATCCATCAAATCCAGTCCCTACAGTTTTCCTTACTGCGAATTTTATTTTTAAAAATGCGGGCGCAGCTTCTGCGGCGATTACTACATTTGCTATTGCTAAGAACGGCGTTTCAATTAATCCAGTTTCACTTACTACTATTGCGGCCAGTTCAACTAATTACAACTCAGTGAGTATAAGAGTTATGACAACTGCCTCAAATGCAGATTATTTTGAGCTTTGGGTGGCGAATTCTGTAACAAATACCCCAGGAATTATCGTAACCGATGGTTCAATATCTATTGAGTCTGCTTAATTTTTTAATAAGGAATGATTATCTATGTCTGGCACATCATCAAGTAAATTTACCGCTGCGGCAACTGTTCCTAATCAAGAAGCATGGGGACATTATCAAAGATTTGAATTTGAGAACACATTTCCTCATGTGAAGTTACAGGCTTTTAGCAAATTTGCTCCTACTGTTATTAATACGTCTACAATTGACATTGAAACAAGGAATTCAAAATATGCTGGCTTTAGATTTCAACAGCTAAGTCAAACTACAGACACCAATCAATTTGGATCATTTTATTTTAAAAGTTTTCTTGCTGATGGTGCTGGAACAAATATATATAGTTTTGATGGCACAAACTTTAATTTTTATTCCCCTGTATTCATGACTCAACCTCTTGATATGGGGAGTCAAAAGATTACACACTTAGCAGATCCTGTTGCAGTAACGGATGCTATGAACCTTAGCTTTGCTGAAACTTTAATTAGCGGATCTGGTCTTGCATTAACTGGTGATGTAACTGGAATCGGAACTATAAGTGGTGGAGTTGCTACCACGATCGCTGCAACACTTAATCACATACCAATCCCAACAGGTTCTGTCGATTTCAATTCCCAAAATATCATAAATGTAGGAAACATTGGGGTAGGCGTTTCTTCTCCGAATATCCAACTTCAATTTAGCAATGCATTGAATGATTGCAAAATTTGTTTTTATCAAATTGCTGCTAATCAGTTTCAAGTTTACGGTATCGGCGTTATTGCTGGCACTCTAAAATATAGTATTGGTAATAATACCTCTAGTCATGTTTTTTATGCAGCTGCTTCAAGCACAGCATCTACAGAACTCTTTAGAATTCATGGCTCAGGGTATGCAACAGTTTTGCTAGGAGACGGAACATTTTATAGCCGCGTTCCGTCTGCTACTTGGTTTAAAGCAGGTAGTGCTTCTACCACTACCACCGCAGCTAATACATGGATAAAAGCTGTTAGCACAAGTTCACTTGCTCCTCCAAACAGGCAGTTCACATCTTCAACTAATAGGATAACTTTTACAGGTTCTGATTTATCAACTGATTCTAAGGGGATGTTTTCAGCAACTGCCGTTCTTTCGCCAAGTTCGGGTACGCCTAAATTAGGGCTTGCTGTTTATCTTAACGGAACTAATATATTGGGTTGCCAGGCATATGTTAGCCCTACAGTAGCTGGTGGTATATATACTCTATCAATTACTAACACCATGTGTGACCTTAATCCTGCTGATTATTTGGAGATATGGGTTTTGACAAGCACAGCTACCACATTAACTGTCTCAGAATTGAGTTTATCGTTTATAGCATGTTAACCTAAAAGGAGATTATTAAAAATGAACCCTAACCAAAACCTGATCGATTATCAGAAGCAATTATTGCAAATCAACTTGGATCAAATAAATTTTCTAAATTTTGAGATTTCAACCGTCCAAAGGGCAATTTCTTCTGCAAATGAAAGTATAGTATTTTTTGATGGTCAGATTGGAGAATTTAATAATGAAATTGGTGCCCTTGAGTCAGGGAATGTTCTGATTAATAAGACAATAGATATATTGACTGCTGGCTAATATCTATTTAATATCTAAGTTGTTGATAACTAAGTTAATTATGAAAGGTTTTATATATGATGCATGTTACTGATCCAAAAACTGCTACTAACATCCAATCGATTATGTTTTATGCAAAGGCAATTTGCGATGCTGCTGCGTACGTTATGCAATCTCCAAAAGATACTGCTGATCTTGATCAAGCGAAAGCTTATTACAGAGAGAAATCCCAGACTTTGAAAGATATTCTTACGCAGGTTGAAGCAGACCTTGTCTAGCCCATATCAGTACCCCTGGGTAAATTTCTGCGCTCCAATGCGAGAGACAATCGACAGTTCGGAGCTTTTGTTTTATACGGCTCCTGCTGTCACTATTTTCGACAGCATTATTATAACGAATACGACTGAGAAAGAAATATTTGTTGATTTTAGGATATTGGGCGAAAGAACGCAGCCGGATTCTGACGATCCTACCGCAGAAAAACCATATGTAGCTTATAAGCGAGTTGTGGCAAAGCATCAAAGCATTGAGCTTCTGCCTAGTCCGCAATCTCTGGTCATTTTACAAGCTGGCGATTTTGCTTATGCAAATTCTGATTTCTCAGGAAATACCTTTAGCTGCCTAGTTGCAGGTCGTCAATTATTAGAAACAAGTATATAGGATTAACATGACAGAAGATACACAACCACAAGATTTCGACCTAAACGATATTTTTAATAGAAATAGTAATGTCGAGCCTGTTGCCGAAGAGAAAGAAGAAGAACTTCCAAAAAAGAAAGAGCCAGTTAAAGAGGTTAAAAAAGAACCTGCTCAAGAGCCAGATGAAGATGAACAGGAAGAAACTGAAACAGAAGATGTAGAGGCTCCAGAGCCTAATGCTAAGAAAGAAGAAAAGCCTAAAGAGAAATCTATTGATTACCAATCAGAAAACGAGAAGCTTCAAAAGACTTTAAAGGATACTCAGAAATCATTTCACGAAGACAGGCGCAAGCTTGCTGCTTACAAAAGAGCCGTTGAAAAGATGAAGGAGGACGGTACTCTTTTAGAGGATGAGGCCAATTTACTCCTTGACCATACTCAATATCAAGATGAACCACATAGTAGTGGAAATGATCCAGTTCTTGTTAAGTATGGAAAAATTTGGGACAAAGAGCTTGAATATATGCGTAAATATTCTTCTAACGCTACCGATATCAACAAACATGTCTTAGCATTCCAGCATCTTATCCAATCTTCTTCTTCTGATGAGCTCGAAGATATATTTTATGATCTTCAACAATATGAAGATGACGAAGTTGAGCTAACAAAGCGTATGATATCTTATGGTCAGCAGTATAATGATGAAGTTTATTCTGATATTAATGAAGCTGGAAGTATCAGAAAATTGAAGTCAAAATATCAATCGGAACTTGACAATCTTAAAAAAGAACTTGACAAGTCCATTGAAAAATATAATAAATTAAAGAAGAAGCATCAGGATTATGACACTGAGCCTGCAAACTTGAGAATTTCTTCAGGTGCGCCTCATGTTAGTGATGATCAAGGTGATTCGTTAGACTTTGGAAAGTTATTCAATCGTCGTTAAAGTTTTTAGATTCCTTACCTTTTCCTAAAGGCGTTTTCTGAAAACAGTCTGAGCTTACTAGACGCGAAATTCTGAAATGAGACGACAATAAGTCTTACCTCATTTTACGAATAGACCCTACCTCAGTATGTAAAGAAAAAAATGGTTATCCACATATGTTTTGTGGATTTGTTATTTAATTTTTACATATAGAGGTTTTTTATGGCTTACGCCCCAGCACTACCAAACGCATTTGCTACATCAGAAATTCCAGTCCACGTCAGTTCAAAGTTTTTTAAAGAAGTTCTCCTTGAAACCAATCTGTCACCATTCATGGGCGCAGATGAACAATCCATTATCCAGCTTGTTAGAAAGCCTAATGGTACAGGCCCTACCCATACTTTCAACCTTAGCCGTGAAATTGATTATAAGAATGTAATCACAGGTTTCGACCAGATTTCAGGTAAGGGACAACAAATAAAGTTTTATACCGATCAAGCTACTGTCCAATTTCAGGCTCTTCCACCAACTGAATTAAATGGCGTTCAAATTGTCGACATGCAAACGCCTGTTCCTGTTTTCGATCAATTAAAGCCAAAGCTATCCATAGCCAGTAAACGTAACCTTGTTTATTCTATTTTAAATGCCGCTACTTTCCAGAATTACCCAGATCTTACAGCGAATGGCCCTGTTGCCGAACGTGTCTTGTTTGGTTCTGGTGATGCATATAATGCGAGCATTAATGGAGCAGTTGCCGCAATGACTGGTGCTACTTTCGATCACAGTGGCGCGTCTGTAAAAGGCATTAAAAAAATGCGTAATATAGCTGTTACTGGTGGCCTAACTTACCAAGCTGAAAAACGTATTAGTCCGTATATGTTGCAGACAAAAAATAATACGCCTTCTCCTTTTTATTGTTATTTCATGGATACGGAATCGTTCACGAGTCTTGAGGGTGATACTGCGTGGAATGCCCAGTACCAGCGTGGTGTTATTGAAATGGCCAATCAGCCTTCTCTTTTCAATGGTGCTTATTTCAAAGGTCAGATTGGCAACATTATGATTTATGAAATGCCAGAACTTGGCGATTTCCGTGTAACATCCGGTGGTCATACTGCTGCTTGGAACTTATTCTGCGGTGCTCAGGCTCTTGGCGTTGTTTGGCATAAAGACCCATGGTTTGGCGAGGAATGGTCAAACATGCGGACTAAAGTCGAAATGACAGTTATGGAAATGAGAGGCATTAAAGCTCTTAAGTTCCCTTCCTACAAAGTTAACAACGAAGCGGTGGTCATTGAGAATGGTATCATTCATAACCTCGTACAAATCGCTTAAATAAAGGAAATTTTATTATGGTCGCAGCAGTCAGACACTCAGAGATTATTAATCCGAACAATGCGGTAATCTTACCTTCTTCTACATCTTTGGTAAGAGAACCTCTTATTTGCAATGTTGGACAAGATTATTCTTTTATCTCTATCCAAAGAACAATTCAAGCTGCTGAAATAGCGGCAGGTGTTGGAACTTTATCAGATAATGCTGATCCTACTATTGGACTCTTATTTGCTCAGTTCCAAGGAGCGTCTATTAAGAATATTGTTAGCGTGAACTTGTTGAAAGCAGCAGCGGCACCATTAACTCCAACAGCAGCTAACGCGTTTACTGTTTGGGGTTGGGCGGCAGGGGTAGCAACTAACTTTACTAAGTTGGGTACTCGTATTGCTAATCCTGATCAAACAACACAGCTTGGTTACTCAGCAGGATATACAAACCTGTTTATGTTGGATTATGGAGTTCATGCATCATGCAGAGTAGCGGCAGGCGATAAAATCGTTGTTCTTCTCGAACTTGGCAATTCTTAAAATAAAGGAAATTTTATTATGGTCGCAGCAGTCAGACACTCACTTATTACCAATAGTACGGCAGCTTTGATTCCTAGCGGGAATCCAGCTATCGTATGTTCAGTGGGTCAAGATTATTCTTTTGTAACTGTTAAAAGAACATTTATTCCACAAGAAATTGGAAACGCAGCTGGTCAAACTCAGGATACAGCTTCGAACCCTACTGTTGGATTTTTATTTGCTCAGTTTCAAGGAGCATTAATTAAAGAAGTTACAGATATTTCTTTAAGAAAAGACCATGTAGCAACTCATGTTTCTGTTTTTGAGTCCATCTCGTGGGGGTATGCTATTGATGATACGCATGCGATGCTTAGCAATCTTTCATTTAGAATTGTTAATTATACAGATACTGCCGCCGCTGGCTTTAAATCTGGATATTCTAGCATTTATTTGTTGGATTTAGGAGGAGATGCTGCTTCTTCGATTGAAGATACAGACCGTGTTTTCATGACAGTTGAACTCGGCAATTCTTAAAATATTTGGGGGTATGTGAAAGCATGCCCCCATTTTCGTAAAGGTTATGATCTTAAATGGATGTATCAGAAATCCTTAAGCTTTTGGCTACGTTAAGCATCGGGTTAGATGATATTGACGTTACTAATCCTGACGATAGCGATGTCGTTGTTTTTATGAGATTTATTAATCTTGCTTACTTTGAATTACTCCAAGCTACGATTTCTGAAAGTCCTATAGTTGTTAATTTGAACGAACAACTTGATTGCACAAATGGTGTGTTGTCTACCACATCTGAACCAATATTCATTCCAAAGGTAATATATAACATTTCTACTAATTATCCCTTAGTAGGGGCTTTAGAAGAAGATATTTTGAAGGCTGATCCTGGTTTAAAGCAAACTGGCAGTCCTTCCA